GCAGTACAGTCATTATTGGTAGTTTCATCTGCATCAAGATCGTATCCAGCCTCATCTCTTGTATGATCTTGAAAGTTCCATATACCAGTAAGATGTCTTGTATCTACTGGGTCTTGTATGTATGTTACTTCATCAGTTTTTGCTATTGGTACTCCCCTTGATATTGTAAATTCTCCAGTATCCAAAGCCCTAGTTCCGTTTCTTTCAACAATAGCAGACACTAACTGTCTTGGTTTTTTATTTATATATAATCTAACCTTTCCCAAAAATATCACCTATGGTTGTAGTACTGACTTTTGCTCCGTTGGTAAACCGTCTCCACCAGTGTTAACAGCTTTTACATAATATGTATATTTCAATGATGATGTATTATCTGTAGCATCTAACCATTCCAAAGAACCAGATACACCAGAATAATTTCCAAGAGATCCAACTACAATATCTGCTGCTTCCAAAAAGTCATCTTTTGCAGATCTTTTAAATATTTTATAACTTGTAACAGTTGATGACGTATCAGTTGGTGCTGTCCAACTAAGTCTTATTCTATTGTTTGGTGCACTATATCCACCCTCAGAAGAATACTTTCCAGCATTGTCAACCTGTTTAACTGCAAAGCTTCTTGGCTCACTTGAAGAGTCTCCATCATACATATTTATCACATTTCCTACTATAAAGTCTGCTTGAGCCGACCATACAACTGGTGAACTTCCAGATATACTAAAGTTCATTTTTGTCATAAATCCCTCCATTATAGTCATATCACCAACCTTAAAGTAAAACTTATCCGTAATATCCTTACCTTGAAACTCAGATAAAAACCAATTAACAACATCTGTTGCTGGTGCGTTTGTAACACCACTATCATTTGGTGGTGTTGTATCAGTACCAGTCAAACTTCCACCACTGTTTAAAGTTCCAGCAGGTGTAATATTATCACTTGATGCTATTCCGTTTTGTGCAAAAGTTCCAGACAAATCTGCTATTTTCCATGAAATTGATAACGTTTGTGTGTTTCCCTCCATTTTAACAAGAATATTTTCCTTTGCACCTTCTTGTGGTAGTGGCATTGGTGAAACAGGTTGATTTAATCCCAGTGTAAGATTGTCTAAGTTTGGTATTGTATATTTGAGACTTGCGTTAGCACTTCCAAGATTTTGTGTTACCTTATACATTATTATTGCCATTTTAATCTACCGTGGACTTCCCTTTGTTTGAATCTCTTGAACTGCTGCTGCAACCTCTGTTTTAATTGTTTGTGCCAACTCACCATTACTTCCACCAGTTGCGTTTATATTAATGCTTATCTCTTGATTGTTATTAGTGTCTCCACCACCACCAAAGAAATCGTCCCAAGCGTTTGTTAAACTTCCCAATGGATCTTTAAAGAAGCCTGCTGCTCCAGTTGCTACGCCACCAACAACATCTGCACCTCTTTCTACAGTGTCTTCTATCGTTTCTTCAGTACTCCCATCATCTGGGAATAACACATTACCCAAGCCAAATGGTAATATATCTTTTAACCACGTAACTATCTTACCCCATAGATCACCAAACTGCAACACATATCCATCTAAGCCTAATTGAAACCATGTAAGTATTTTATCCCAAAAGTCTGACCAAGACGAAGCTGTTGTAAGAATTGTAATTCCATCAGTGAACCAGCTAAGTAATCCCCCCCATATTTCAGAGAATGGTGCAATTATTGTATCAATACCAGTACTAAACCAAGTATATGTTGATGTCCAAAATGCGTCCCAATTAGTTGTTAAACCAGTAAGTCCATTATCAACCCATGTTGCTAAACCTTTAAAAGCGTCACCAAACACAGTCTCCCATGTTACATCTGCAAATAATATTCCAAATGCCTTAACTACATCTCCTTCAGCAAGTGCTTCAAATGCACCAGCCAGTTTTTCTCCTATAAGCTGACCCATATGAATCATAACTGGCATTAATTTTGTATACCAAGGTATTATAAATTTCCTAAGTAACATAATCATTATAGGTCTAAACAAGAATCCGAAAAAGTCACCAATGGGTCTTAACACCATCATAACACCAAACTGAAGTAGTTTCCTTACCTGTTGAAACATTGGCGATGCATCAAATGCCATTTTCAGTACTTTTAATATTGTTCCAGCACCAGCAGCACCTATTGCTATACCAGCAGCGTGTTTTTTGAAAAACTCTTTACCGAAGGACATGAATTGGTTTGTTTTTGAATCTGCACCTTTATTTTCATCTTTTGATGACTCTGCTCGACCCATTTGCTTTCTTTCGGCATCAGTTAATAGGTCTTTATTATCTTCTGGTTTGCCTGTACGGTTCTGATCTTTCATTCTCTGCCTAATTGTATCCTCAAAGTCTGCTACTTCTTTTGTTGCTCTTTTGAGTTCGTCAAAACTACTTCCCATACCATCTAATTTTTTGGTTATTGCACCAATAACACTAACTGCCGATGTTCCATTTTTTAATAACCCAGTTAGAAAATTAAATTGACCACCACTCTCTTTTAACGACTTTCTAAATTCTGCCATCGCCTTTAAATTTTCAAAATAAGACGCTTGTATCTCTAATTTATTTTTCTTTGTCTGTTCAGAGTGTTCAGCCACTAAATCTCTATTTGCACTGAATGCTTTTGAGTTCTTGTCCAACTTTTCATTAAGTTTTTCCAGACTTTCTACAAGTTTCTTTAATATTTTATCAATATCTTTAAGATCGGCAGTATCTTCTTGACCTCTATCATCATTAGCACTCATGATTCTTTATAAATGTTATAGTTTAAAAGGATTTTGCTGTATTTCTTTGCCTGATTGCATTTTGCTCCTTCCTTTTCTGCTCAGTGTGAAACTGTATTAACTTTCTTAGGTAATCGATTTGTTGTTTATCAACAACCGTTTTATCCCAGCCGAATTCTACTGCACAGAGGTAGTAGATTGAGAATCTTGCTCTGTCTCTATCGGTGAGCCTGTAAACGTCTCCACCCAATCCCCTAAGAACTTCGCTAAAGGGTAGTCTTTCATGACCCCCTTCATGATTATAGTTGCTGTTTTTGCCTTTAGGTTTCTTATAGCTACTGCATCTCCTACCTTGAATGGTGCTTTTTTCAACACCTTCAAAAGTATTTGAAATCTATATTGTGGTATGTTTACCTTTGGTTTTGAAACGTCCGATAGATCTATACAATTTGATAAAATTGACTCTAATTGACCATATGTTATATCATCTTCATATTCAATGATTTCCTTAGCTCCTTCCCAATCTATTTCAAAGGTTTGAATAGTCATATATTACAATAAATAATGTAATTAATAAACCTATTGGTTAGTTTATAAGTTGGCTGCTTCTACTTTTACTGTCTTTAATTGCCAGTTAATTTCTTCAAACACTGGTTCTGCTGGTTCAATACCAGATACACTGTGGTCTGTTATACCAAGATCATATCCAGTTATTTTAATAATTCTTTCAGCACTGCCTGCAAGTCCATTAGTGAAGTTTAATTCAAATTCTGGTGCATCGGTATCAATGTCTCCATATGTTTCCTTGTATCCAGTTCCTTTTAATTGTGCAATCACTGCATCTATCATGTTATCATCTTTCCATGATGCTTGGAATCTTCCAGTTATGTCTAATTTTCTCTTAATTGCCGTTACTGCTTGATTAGATCCTAATTGATAAAGTAATTCTCCATTTTGTGAAAAACTAATATCACATGATTGTATTTCTGCCACTGTATCTCCACCAAGTTTTAATGAACCGTGTGCAAATGTGAATGGTTTTGATGCTTCTGTTGGTACACCAGTGAAATCACCTGATGAGTTGCTTGGTGTATCTTCCTTTCCATAAACAATATCTGCTGAACACTCTACAACATTTCCTACCGAGGCACTTATGTTCAAAGTATTCATAATACAACCCTTTAATGTTCTTATTAGATAATCAGTTTCTCCGTTAAATCCTATTTCTGTAGTAAATGTGTTTCCTATCCAAGTCTTTGCTGCCGAACCCTGTGCTCCACTAGCACTTCCATACAAATATGGTGAGCCAATACTTCCATTTCCACTTGCTGCCGTATTTAATATTGATCTAAATAATTCATGTGATGTATTATCGCTTAAAACAAAACCTATTCCTAAAGTTCCAGTCTGTTTTCCATAGGCATACTCTGATGCTTCAACCTGACCAAGTTTATATAATGCCATTTTTGATGTGTTTAATGTCCAACCAGAAACTGCTGTTCTCAAACCAAATGATTTGTTAACTGTTGCTGTTCCAGCAAAAACATCTGGACTATCTCCATCTTCCCAGCCATAAGCTGCATATGCGTACGAGCCTGTTCTTACCATATAATTGATTCACTTTGTTTGTATTTAAAGATTACCTATGAGGGATTCATCTTTCTTATGGATACTGTGAGCACATGATTAAACATGTTACGCATGTATTGATTTCTTGAATATGATGCTATTATACGCAAATCTGTATAATCATCACCACCCCTTATCTGTGTCTTTATAATAGCCATTACCTCTTTCACTATATCGTTATGTCTGTCATCGTTCTGATATGATCTAATATCAAAATCAACCGTTATATCATGCCAATGATCTGTTCCATAAAGACCAAAATATTTTACATTCTCTGCCTTTGGTGTGATAATTATCTGATCTCTTCTGTCATCTATAAATCCAACAGATCTTCTTTCCCAAGCCTTGCTTATTTGTGGTACTTTTCCAGCAGACCAGTTATCATTTAATATTGTGATAAGTTTATCAACTGCATCATATGAGTATGTTCCCATTAGGTTACACCACTCGTATATCTATATCCCTGTGTATATGGAAACTTTACATTAGTCCATTTTTCATTTGGACTGTAACTTCCCTTTGGTGGTCTCATTCTTCTTGTTATTTCGTCCCATTCTGAATCTGTTAATGATGATGGTCTTCGTCCAACATACCATATTTTCCTTGATATTTTAAACGCAGTAGAATCAGCCAAGTCGTGTCTTTGTTTTGCAGTTAATGAAGTGTCTTGATTTCTTTCCTTTAAATCATTGTATTCATTGAGTAATTCTTCATTTGTTTTACCATCAAACTTTACTTCTTGTATCCACTGCTTTATTCTGTCAATGCTAGGTCTCTTGGTTGCTGGAAATATATAATTTTCATAATTTTCTGGAAGTTTTTCTTCTGGAAACATACCACTTTTTTGTATTATAGCAGTATCTGGTGGATCTTCATACAGTTGCTCCTTTGGTCTGAACATTGCTTCAACCTTATCAACTAATTCAACTATAGAGTTACCAGTTTCAACACTAAAGTTTTGTACACCTTTTGGTAGTTTAACTTTTACTTTTCCACCGTAAACATATGAAGTAAATCCACGATCTCTTAACATCTTTGCTGCCTTCGATCTGAAATAATTTTCTAGCACTGGCATTATGGTATCACGAATATCTCCCTACGGTTATCGATACACTTTTCAATATCTTCCTCCCACTTTCTTTTGGATTCAGATACATTAGTCATACCACCAGTTGGGAGTTCGTCCATTCTAAAACTTGTATTTAGTAATTCGATTGATGTCATTTTTATTACAGCATCTTCTATGTCTAATGGGACTGTTGTATCACCAGCAAATTCTTGCCCACCGTATCTGTAAGTAACCCTAACTCTGTTTTTTCTTAGGATAGAAAATATAAATCCTCTTAGGAATAATCTACCATATTCATATTCAATATCATACCATTGACCATTTGATAAAATATCTTCCCATGTTGCTGAAGCACCCTGCCATATTTCTATCTTATCACCAGCACTTGAATTAAATTCATAGATGTTTCTATGCTGTAAAAATACTGGTGTACCCCAGCCGTAAGTATAAAGTAGTGCCAGATCATGAACTTCTCGTGTTACTTTCTTAGAACGCCATGCATGACCTATTCGTCTTTCTAATTCCTCTTCCTTTCTTTTGATGATCTTTTCAACCTGTGCTTTATTAGGAGTAGTATTAGCATTAATGGGGACTCTGAGAAAATCCGATACATCTGCAACTGAACAATAGGTTGTAGCCATATATAGACTAATGTGGCTTTGTATTTAAAGATTTTACATTTACTTAAAAACAACTGTAAATTCGGCTGAGCCTGTGACATCTGCAAAAATACCACTCTCAAAACGTCTGTTTATTCCAACATATGTTCCCTGATTCTCGGAAAATATCGTAAATTCTACTCCACCTGAGCTTGTTGTACCATTTTTGAATATACATTTTGCACCTGAACTTCCAACTTTTGAGACATAAACACTGACGATTACGCCATGTCCTCCTTTTATTAGTGTGTCAGAATTGAAAGACACTACATTGTGGTTATATTCTACCATGATTATATGAAGATATACGAATATATAAACATTATCATACTAAAAAGAAAAAAAACGGCTGTTTTTGGACTCTAGTAGCCTATTACTAGAAACTCGAATATTTTTGAGTTTACTAAGTTTGATGAGTTTACAACTTCTGCCAAGATATTACCATTCCCTGAACCAGTGAATGCTTTGATCTTTTCATTAGTTTTGTCATATTCTACTACTAGTTTTGAATCTGTGAATGTTGGTATCACTGCAACTAGTGTAGATATTCTGCCCTCTTTGAGGTCAGCAGACACTCCGTTGGTTGCATAGTTATCAGAAGCACCGAAGGTGACTTTGATAGCATATACTCGCAACTTTGATGTCAAAGCTGCTTGCCATGAGAGAGTTTTCCTCACGTTAGCATCTGTCCAATTTTTTGTACTAATTGTTAATGCCATATAAAAGTGTAGTAAGTCCCCCTATATAAAGATTAAAAAATAAAAAAGGGGTGGTTTAATTAAAGTTTAATGTCTCTAATTTTACCTTGAGATTTGAAGTGTCTACAGACAGTTTCACCCATAGTTCTGAATACACCTTTCTCAACAAATGCGTTGTTGACAAATGGGTATGCTGGGGTTCTTCGAGTTGCTTCGTAGTATTCGGTTGGAATTGCGATTTGGATTCCGATTCTTGGATAACCATATCCTTCTGCATCTGAGGTGTCCAAAGCAAATAGTCTTCCGATCTCTGCTGAGTCGGCTGAGTTGCTTGGTGCATCTTTTGATGGAATGAAAGGTATTCCATAAATGGAGTCTACGTGTATTCCTACGCCAGTTCCTTTGAATGTTTGAATTCCGTTTACATCAACTTGTACTAATGCTTCACCGTATGGATTTGGAATACGGACTGAAGGCATGTATAAGCCTTGTATTTCGGAATAAACTTCGTGAGAACCTAGGAAAACGTTTGGATCTTTACCTGCTGCGATTCTAATCTTTCGTAAGAAAGTTCTTAGAGTATCGTCGGTAAGAACACCGTTAGTACCTAATGTACCAGAAGCTGATTCTACAGTAGAATCAAAGTCAGTTCCAGAATCTCTGTCGATTGTTGCATTGGCTGCCCAAGGATCGTATAATCCAGTTTGTGAGCCACCTACTGCATCTTCTTCAGCATCGCTGGAGATGATTCTATCTAGTGTTTCGAAGTCTTTTGTACCAGTGTTTGCTCCACTAGCACTTGCTGCTTCGGCTTCAACATCTGCCAAAAGCATTCTATTTATGAATTCTTTGTGTTGTACAGCCATAAATAATCGGAGTGAACCAAGTCCTCCCCAAATATCGTCGCCTGAGTGTGTTGCCAACCATTCCATAACTTCTGATGCACTGAAAGGCAGTTGTGCTGTCTTTGGTCGTACATCAATTTCTTGCAATGTT